GTAATATCCGTAATCGCCACAAATCCTTGAGAACCTGCTTGTACAAAAACTTGTAATGTATCACCCTCAAAAGTAGCCTCTACTCCAGCACCCACAAAATCCACATTTCGCACACTTGATGGCGTACCACGATTATTGCCCTCATCTTTGAATTGGATATTGCTGTTACCAAACAACACCCCAGTGGCAGTGTTATCTAATGAGGTTGCCGATGGCGGCATTGAAAAGAATCGTTCGTAAATTAAGATGCCAGCAGAATCAAAAATCTTTGCAACATGGTATGTCGTTAAGTCGTCAGGCTCTAATAAAAATATCGCAATGCCAAGATTATTTGTTGGCTTTTCTATTTTTACTAAATTGTTGATAGGCGGATAGGTGTCAGCAATAGATACTCTGCGCTTCTCAATGCGTGTACGTGCAGAACTTAAAACACCTAGTCCTAAATCATTAGTCGATAACGTCAATTCATAAGTAGTCATATTTACTCACTTAAAAATAATGTGCTTTTGTTCGGAATGTTTTACGGTGCGCGTAGCCTTGTTCGGCACGCATTTTCGACTCTTGAATCGCCGCATCAAATTGACTTTGATAAAACGCCGACATATTGGGATTAGACCAAGTTTTTTCGGCCATAAGCATGAGATAAGCCAATGCGCCATGCTTGATTGCGTCTTTGTATTCTTCAAAGATAGATTCATCAACGCCTTGAGCTGCTTGCGTAGGCTTTAGTGCAACAAGGATTCGGACGGGATAAATACTGATAGGTTTTGGAACTAAAATGGCGGTATTGGTATTTTTAAGAAAGAAATATTGTGGTTCGCCTGATTGATCGCGCCATTCTTGGTATATTTCTTCTAGGTCATCTTGTGTTTTTGGCTGTAACTCACGCTTATTGACTTTTAGCATGAGCAGTTGCGCGATATTGTTATCGACGGGTGGTGATAAGTCGTACTCGTTGTCGTCGGCCACGGTGTAGAAACCGTCTAGCTCTTGACGCAAGAATAAAGACTTTTGGCAAAACTCAATAACTTTTTGGCGAATGGCTTCAACGATTAACGCCTTTGGACAGTCAGGTACATTAACCTGAACGTATGGCAACCATTGCGTATAAGGGACAATAGCCATGAATTAACCTTTTGATTTTGGATTTACCGCGCCATCGGATGATGCTTTTATCTGTAGTAACTGAAAAAACGTACTTAAATGAGAGCTAGCATCTGCATAATTTTGATTTTGCTTATCATCACCGCCCCACAACAAGTAAAGCATCCACTCTTGAATAGCAGGAGCAAAGTAATCATCAACAGGAAACGCATCTGTGTCTGCGGTGATTGTTGGTAGTACACGAACATAGCTAATATCGACACCAATAATCGGAGATACTGGCGCAGGCGGGTAAACATAAAAATCTTTAGGGGTAATTGAATCGTAAAAATACTCATCAACCACTGTTTGTCCTGTCGTTTCATGCCAATCAGGGATAAGTGCATCTTGCACCAACATATCCGCTTTACGGATAGCTCGACCTGCATCACTCAACCCACTTACGCCACGATTGCGAATGACTTTTAATAGCCTTACACCGTCACTTGGCAATGTTTGTCGCGTTCCAGCAACTAGCAGCATCATAGTTGTGTATGACGCTGCATCGGGTCGATAACTAACCAATGCCTGTAACGCACTATTTATTGCTAATATTTTTTGCGTCAAAGAGAACTTAGTGTTATTGGGGTCATCAAGAGCAAAATTAACATTCTGCAAAATAACGGAACACAGCATAAATCACCTTACGTCATTCTTGATTTTTGATCGCTTGGCGAATCTTTATCTGTCTCGCCTTTTATGCCGAGTAGATTAAAAAATATCTCTTGTTTTTTTAGTGCCGCTTGATAATTCGGGCTTTGCTCGTTGTCGCTACTCCATAATGAGTAGAGCATCCATTCTTTAACGGCAACAGAATATAAATCATTAATTGGGAATGTATCGGCAGACACCACATCAGGAATAGAACGCTGATAGATAACCTCAACGAACTTATTTGTTGCTGAACCTATGTGCGGATACACCCAAAACACACTTTGATTGCTTTGCTCATATCCATACTCTAAGACATCATCACCAACTACATTATGCCAATCAACAACCCTGTCACTAATTCGGTTTAAGTCCATGAGCCGAACTGATTTACCCGTAGTAGTTCCACCAGAGCCGCTTTTATTTCTAATAACACGAATAAGTCTAACGCAGTCACTTGGCAGAGATTGTTTTGTGCCTGAAACCAATGCGACGTTAGTAGTGGTTGCTGCGGAATCAGGTCTATGTAGTGAAACCGCTCTAATAGCTTCATTAAGAGCTTGTTCTTTTTGCGATAACGAATACACCACATCGTTTGGGTCGTTCGTTATCGTTCTAACAGTATTTAAGATCGCACTACATAGCATGATTATTCACCCGCTTTTGCGTTGGCTTTGGCAATATCTAGGGCTTCTTTGGCATCATTCACCAAACACCGTAAACACTCACGCACCATTGCCGTTGCCGACATGGTTGCGCGTAGGTCTTTGCCTGTGTTTTGCTTATAGATGGCAGCAATGGCCTTCTTGTCTTTAGGGTTTACGTTCAATACTTGACGCGCAAACCCCTCGACGTAGCGATTGGAAACCGTATCAGGATTGACGGTAGACAACATCGAATCAGAAAAATCCTCAACTTCGCCCTTGGGTTCTGCCGCTTCATAATCTTCATCTTCAAACTGTGCGCCTTTGCCTTCAATATACTCAACGTAAACTTTAGGACGCAGGGACAGAAAAAATGCAATGTGGTCTTTATTATCAACTTCGCATAGATGAGAGGATGAATTGTCCTTCTCATCTACAGGCCGAAATTTATAAACCACCTGTCTTAATACGTTTTGGCCGAAGACAACATCACTACCACCAGCACGTTTCAACAAGCATTCAATCAGCATGATGGTTACACCTCGATGTTTTGCTTAGGGCGATACTTCATCGTCATGGTGATTTTCGCACCAGGAGAACCAGCCGAACCTGTTGTAGTGATCTTGATACCAATCGGCGTATAGCCACTGGTTGCAGCTGCAACACGCAAGCCTGCGGTTACGTTTTGCGTCAAGATTGCTGCTGCTGCCACATTTGCCGTAGACGCAGCAATAACCGCCTGAGACATATCTGTTGCACCAGCATTTAAGAAGCCAACACTACCTGCACAGTTCGCACCCAATGCATCTGTTTCTAAACGCAAATCTGTTAAAACGTGGTTAGCAGGCAATTTAGCCAGTTTGATGATGTCGTTTTCAAGTAGTGCAGTCGCAGCCGCAAAGGTATAGGACGCTTGAAAACACAGTTGCTCGCCAGCCTCCGTAGAAGTAGGCGCGGTATCAACGTATTGAGCTGACGTATAAGTCGTCATGATTAACTCTCCGAACTAAGAATAGAGTGAAACCGCACGATTAGTACGGTTGTGCAGCAGCAGAATCAATAACGATAGAATTAACATCGTTACCGTTGAACTGTGGACGCTTCAAACCCACGATGCACTTAGTCGCAATGCCTAAGCGGTTTTTGTAGTCGCGCCATTCTTCTGCCCAATCAAAACGTAAGCCATTAGCAGGGCTACCAAAAGCAGCAACCATTGCTTGACGACCCATGAAGATTGCACGCGCAGCAGCTACATTGCCTGCGCCGTAATCAGTAAAACGAGTCACTTTGTTGTGCTTATGCAAGACAACACCGCGATATTCACCGAGCGAACCTGTGAAAATAGGGTTTTTAGTGCCGTTGTTGGTTGTTGCAGCTTTTTGAATATCCAGCCATTGACCTGTGGTTGTGCTGGTACGCATATCATGCTCTTGGTAGTTGTGTACCAAGCACACAAACTTGTCCACACCATCAATGCGTAATGGCGTAATACGAATCACACCATCCGAACCACCACCTTCGGTTTCGGCCTTAGTCACGGCTTTGTCGATAGAAGTCAGGCTGAACTTGTCAGCATCGATCATATTATTCTTGGCTGTTGCTGAACCTGCGTAGATGATATTGCCAGAGCTACGAGCAACCAATGACTGACCTTCAATCGCGGCTGTTGAAGCAGTCGGCAAGATGTAGTCGGCATTAGAGCCACGCGCACCACTGATATTCATGAACACGGCTTCATCGAAGAAACGCGACCACCAGTCAGTCAGTTTATTGCGGCAAATCATACGGTGATTGTTGGTTGTACGTTTGCGAGTCATTTCACCACCGCTATCAGTCGCTTTACGCACCTGGTTGATGAGGATTTTATCGCTGTACGGCGTTAACGATTCTTCATTGCCTTCAAGATTGTCGTCACCATAAGTAGGCGAGCCAGTCAATTGAGCGTAGATGTCAAAGTTAACTTCGTCGCCTGAGTCTTTTTCAAGGTCGGTGATTAAATGAATTGGGGCATTGGGCGCACTTTCTGCGCTGCCTTCTTTCATAAAATGCGAACCCCAATAGGATTCAGGAACGGATGAATTGAATAACGCGCCTGCCCACTTTTTCTTAGTCTGGGCTGCGCTGGTTGTGATGATGGTCTGTGCCATGATTTCCACCTATAGAGGTTTCATTCAGGCACTCTTGCGCCGAGGGATTAGTAAATACTGTCACCTTATGTGATGACATAACCCCCAACCGCACACGGCGGCCAGATTTTTCAGATATTTCGATGATGCTATCACCTATTTGTATTCTATCGCCAATTCGTGCGCTTAAATATAGCGTTGAACAGGTTTTAGCCATTATTTTGTTCCTAGCAAGTAGCGTTCATGTTGTTCAGGCGTTAATTTTGCTACTGCGTCCTCGTACTTACGCCCTGATAGCTTGTCGATATAACCAAACTCATCACCATCGGCATTAGGAATAGCAGAAGGGATATTGCCAAGTGTAGGCGGCAACTCAACCTGTGGTGCTTTTGGCTTAGTGCTAGGCTTAGGCGCATCAGGTACTTTTTGCCCTGTGAGTTTGGCAATACCTGCAAGTAAGTTATGCTTTGCTAAATCCAAAACATCAGCAATCGGCGTATTACCTGCGGCTAAAATCTTCTTAACGTGGGCATCGAGCGAGTTGAACATCGCATCATCTTCGGCAATGGCTTTATTTTCAGGTTTGGCAAAGAAGTCAACCTGTGCCTTTTCCCATTGCGCCATGAGCTTTGCTTGATTCGCTTCTGCTGCTGCGTTTTGTGCTTCAATTTGTTCTTCAGCCAATTCCATTTTGGCTTCAACACGGGCAATAGCACGCTCAATTTTGCGTACTTC